CATTTGCAACTGGGTTTGCATATTTATTGTAAATAATCGTATCAATAACCAAAAGTTTAGTCTCCAAATACGCCCTTTCATTAACTGGACTGTGGGACTGATCTTGCACAGCAAACTGATTATTAGCATAAACGACAGAACATACATCCCTACCCCAACGACCATCACGAACCCTATTCCGTATAGTATTAATGACTCCAATTTTTTCCTCCAATGTTCTTGTATTAACTTCGTGGTAAACAGCAGTAGCATAACACGATATATCTAGTTCTAAATGGTGTATATCCATTATAGTCCTTTCATGATTTTCTTGTGTCTAACAAAACCATACAGGCGTATAATTCTATTATAAATCTAAAAGAAAGGAGAACCGCTATGTGGACAACACCAGCAGCTACTGAAATGCGTTTTGGCTTTGAAGTCACAATGTATGTAATGAACAAGTAATTATAAGGATAAGGGAGGTTGCCATTAAAACGGCAAATCTCCCAAGTCCTCATCATCACCCTCTACAGCAGCACTACCCCTAGTGTATTCTTTAGATTCAGGTATATCTGGAACATTAGTAGATTGACTACTTTTTGAACCAAGCATTTGCATAGAGTTACCAATAATCTCTGTTGTATATCTTTCTTGACCTTCTTTGTTAGTCCATTTACGAGTTTGTAAAGAACCTTCAATATATACAGAACTACCTTTTCTTAAATATTCACCAGCAATTTCAGCTAATTTACGGTATAAGACAATGTTATGCCATTCTGTTTTTTCTTGTTTTGTTCCATCTTTGTTTTTCCATGAGTCAGTAGTAGCAATACTAAAATTACATACTGCATCACCATTAGGCAAAAACTTTAACTCTGGGTCTTTTCCTAAATTACCTAACAAAATTGTTTTATTTACTGATGCCATCTTTAAGCTCCTTAAGTTTAATTATTGTGTTATCCACTTCTTTTAGAAATGTGAGTATTTCATCAACTAACATTTTAATGTATTCATCATCTCTGTCAAGTTGTTTGACGAATAATACCATGTTATCTGGGAAATTTGGGTTATAGCTTACAAAATGTGCAAATCTAGCGCCTGTCACCGCCATTTGCCATTGTATCTGAGGCACATATTTACTAGGCACTTTATCTGTCATTAGGGTAGTAGTATGCGTAGTTTCTATAGGGCATTTAATTTCTAATATGCCTTCACCGTCAGCAATCATTCCATCTGGACTTGCACCACTCATAGCAATAGTTGGGTGATCTATAAAGCCAACTTCTTTTACTTCTCCATATTTAAGCTCATACAAAGTTCTAGCTGTTTCTTCTCTATCAATACCATCTTGCATAGCTTGATTAACATAAGTATCAGCTTTCTTTCCTGTAAGCCTTTCAGTTACAAGTTGTGTAAGATAGTTTTGACGAGATGTAGATACACCTGTTTTAGTCTTTGCTATCACATCTGCTACACGACTAGCTGTTACTTTGCCAAGTCGTGCATCAAACCATTCTTGTGTGCGTTGTTCCATTATGCAGCCTTAAGAGTTTCTACAAACTCTGCACATTGTTCTTTATCTTCTCTTGACATTTTTGCATATACCACTCTAGCAGCTTCAATGCCTTTATCAGCATAAGTAGATTTAAGTGTTTCTAATGGGTTTACATCCGGTAAATCTTCACCACTATAGATATATAAACCAATACCATGTAATGCAATAGCTTTAGCTAAACAACGTTGCATAGCTGTATTTACAGCCATAGCATCTGGGTTCTTCATAGCTTTATTAGAAAAGTCAAGCACAGGTAATTGAGCTGTCATAGTTTTACCAAATGCTGTAACAGAACAAAATACCATAAGTGTTTCACCAAATTGCACAGGTTCTTTATATTCCCATGTAGCAGTTGGGTCTTGTTGCAATAAAGTGTCAACCGCCCATGACCATGAAATGTAATTAAATTTACCTTTCTTTTCTAAATGTTCTGATACATCAATCTTACGTAGTTCTAAATACTTACTCATTTATACTCTCCTGTTGTTTATATCCAATTTGTGTTATAAGGTTAGCAATCTTTAAACTTTCTTCTTTTATTTTACTTATTTTATTTGTTGTTTTCTGTTTTTGCATTTGTATTTCGTGTAGTTGTTGCATCACTTGTTGGTAATACATCAAGTCGTCCATTTAATCTCTCCCTTTCATCAAATCTTTTATTAAGTTCTTCTAAGTCTTTCCATACCTCTGGTAATATTTCAGCTATACGCCTTAAACCATTCGCCATATTATATACCCCCAAAATATAAAAAGGAATAGCCATAAGTATTTATTCATCATGCTTTTCCTGTTGTTCAAGTAAATGTTCAGCCAACTGTTCTTGTTGTTCAAGTCTTTCCATATCATCTAAATATGCGTCTGGGTCTAAGTGTCTTTCCATTATATTGCTCCTGCTAACTTGCCCATAACATATAGGCATAAAGCTACATAAACCCAAAAAGCTATTGCAGTAATAATCATTGTTTTAATACTCATGTTTCTCTCCTAGTTAAAATTACAATAGTTATCTTAAACACATAAAATAACTTGTCAACAACTTTCTAGTAAAAATCTATAAATAAAATAGTTTGCAATTAGAAATACATTGTGGTAATGTTTTGCCCTATGGAGATATTGCGTTACATTATATTAGATGAATTTGATGGAAAACCTCTAAGAGCCTTTAGTAACAAGGCTTCTGCGTTATGGTTTCTTGAGAATAGGTCTAATTGCAAGCTCCATATTTTGCCTAGAAAACCTAAAGCAAAAGCTGTGCCAATAACAGAACTATACGAAGAATGTTTATTTTAAGGAGAGTATATGAGAATTAAGAATTGGGATAAATATAACCACTACAAGCATAAATCAGATATGAAATGGTTTAAATGCTATGGTCGTGATTTACTTAATGACGCTGATTTTATGATGATGGATGATGTCAAGCAAGTCACATTATTTAAACTATGGTGTTTAGCTAGTGAATCACAAGGCAATTTACCACAAGTTTCAGAGATTGCTTTTAGATTAAGAAAGCCTATAGATTTTGTAGAAAAAATGTTAAAAGAACTAGATACTTGGCTAGTTTCAGGAGAAAGTCTAGACAAAGTCTATACAAACTCTATGACAGATAAGATAAGAGAAGATAAGATAATAAAAACCATTGTGCGTTTTGATGATTTCTGGAATGAATATCCATCTGTTAGAAAAACAAATAAAAAAGGTTGTTTGGAAAAGTGGAAAGCAAAAGACCTTGACTTAATAGCAGATAGAATTATAGGATATGTCAAATCTATGAAACAAACTAAACAATGGAAAGAGGGATTTGTGCCAGCACCAATGACATTACTTAACCAAGAAAGATGGGATGATGGAAATGTCACACATATCCGTAAAGTTTGGGAGGGTGGCATATGAAACAACATAAATGGCATAAAGAAATAAAAGCATGGGCTGATGGTGCAGAGATTGAATGTCGCAGATTAGAATCATGGGGATGGGGAGAATGGGAAACCTTTAAAGAATTTTATTGGTTTGAAGGTGATGTATATGAATATCGCATTAAACCACAACCTAAAGAGTCACAATATTTGTATGTGTATTTAGATGATGATTATGAATTTTCACCTATACCATTAACAAATGAATGGGAATACATAGGCAAAATTAAACTAGAGGACTCCGAATGAACATAGGAGAGGCATTAGATAAACTAACAGTCAATCAGTCTGTCATTACTGATTACTACCAACAGGAGTACAGTCATGCGGAGTTTAAGGTTAAAAGCACGGATATATTTACTGATGATTTGGTGCGATATTTCGGTGAGGAAATTCATAGTGGTAAATCGTTGGGCTGGATTAAGACGGAAGATAAATTCCGTGTTAGGCAAGCTGAACTAACAGTTCTTACAGGAGTATCAGGTCATGGCAAATCTATGTGGCTATCACAAGTCATATTATCCATGATGAAACAAAATACTAAATGCTTAATAGCGTCTTTAGAAATGCGACCTGTATTAACATTGGCTCGTATGATTACACAGACTTTAGGGTCACCAGAACCAACAGATGAGTTTATAACTAAATGGGCTAATCGTGCTAAAGACAAGTTATTTATTTACGACCAATTAGGAGTAACTACTTCACAAGATATGTTTGCTACGCTTTACTATGGTAAACATGTTTTAGGTTGTGATGTATTTGTGATTGACAGTCTTATGAAAATGTCTGATATTAGTGAGGAGTCTTTAGAAAATCAAAAAAGATTTGTAGATAGACTAGCAACAACATGTCGTGATTTAGATATACATGTATTTTTGGTAGCTCATACTCGCAAGATGAAAGATGAAACAGAGATACCAGATGCAACAGATATCATGGGCAGTTCTTTAATTAGAGCATTAAGCGACAACATAGTCTGTGTATGGCGCAATCGTGCTAAAGAAAAATTAGTAGAAGAAGGTAAGACACCTGAAGAAGAACTAAAGATTATTCCTGATTGCAAGGTATTTGTTCAGAAGCAGCGTAATGCACAATGGGAAGGTAGTTTTAATTTTTGGTTTAGTCAAAAAGGATTAACATACAAGGAGAGTCCTAATGGCAGATGAGAATAGTGCTAATAAGTTTATTAAAGCTGTAGCTAAATGGGATAAAGATATGGTTTACAAAGCAACTACAATTGATGGTAAAATATTTAAAAGTAAAGGATACGATTATGTTGAAATGGAGTTTAACAAAAGACAACCTACCAATGCTAGTAGAAAAACTAAAAACTCTTGACTTCACTAAGCGCTGGAGAGTAACAGTAACAGACGCTAAACTAAACCGTAGCCTAGAACAAAACGAAAGACTATGGGAACTATATTCAAGCATAGGTCAGCATTTAGGAATTGAGAAAGATAAGATACACGAACTCATGGGTTATAAATTTTTACGATACCAAACAGAAATTGCAGGTATGCCAGTAGAACTTATAAAGTCAACAACTAAACTAACCACAAGTGAGATGACAGAATACCAACAACAGATAGAGGTATGGGGTCAGACTATGGGTTGGGGTTGGGATTATTAGTGGATGAAGATTTAGGAAATGTAAGGCTAGCTATATTAGAAGATTTGCCTTATGTTATTAGTTTAAGTAAAAAAGAAAGTAGTTCATTAGGGTTTATTCCTAAAATGGCTTATGAAGCAGCAATAACAGGCATTAAAACTGGTGATAGATGGAGTAATGTTTGTAACGATAAATTATTTGTCATTGAATGTAACAAAGATTTAGTTGGTTTTTGTTTGTGTAGTTTTGGTTTACCTAATGCTAATATGAGAATAGGTCGTATTGCACAAATATGTATTCAAACTGATGCTAGAAAATTATTAAGAGGTAAACTATTACTTGACCATGTTATTAATTATGGGGAAACAAAATTTACTTTTAGATGGCAATGTGGTTGTGCAGATGATTTAGAAAGTAATGTTTTTTGGAAAGCAATGGGTTGGGTTCATATTGCAGATAGACAAGGCATATCACATAAAAATACTTGGAAACAAACAAGCAAAAGAAAAGTTAATGTTTATAGATTTGACAAAATGGATTTTTTACTAGTATGAATTACAGAAACCCTAAACTACTTAAACTAGCAGATGGCGCACCATGTATGATGTGTTATATACAAGACGGAACTGTAGTATCTGCACACTCTAATCAATTACGTGATGGCAAAGGTACATCTATAAAGGCACATGATTACCGTATAGCATTTTTATGTCATCAATGCCATCACATGATAGATAATGACAAAAGTTTAGATAAACATGATAGAATAGCTGCATGGGAAGAAGCTCACCGTAAAACTATAGGTTGGCTATTTACTAACGGACATTTGGAAGTAAAATGAACAAAATAGAATTTGGCGATTGTAGAGAGATAATGAAGCGTTGGATTGACGAAGGCGTTAAAGTTCAAACTTGCGTAACTTCTCCACCTTATTTTGGTTTACGTGATTATGGAGTTGATGGACAAATAGGTCTTGAACAAAATCCAAAAGAATACATAGAAAATATGGTTGATGTATTTAATCATGTAAAAGAACTATTAGCTGATGATGGAACTTTATGGGTCAATATTGGTGATAGTTATTGTATGTCATCAATGAGAGGTAAAAATAGTGCATTTAAAAGTATTGACCAAAGCAAACAAGGTATTGTTCATATAAATAGAAATATACCAAATGGCATGAAAGCAAAAGATTTAATGGGAATACCATGGATGTTGGCATTTGCATTAAGAGAAGCTGGCTGGTATTTAAGACAAGATATTATTTGGCATAAACCTAACCCAATGCCAGAGTCTGTAACAGATAGATGCACAAAGTCACATGAATATATATTTTTATTATCTAAATCACAACAATATTACTTTGACCATGTTGCTATAAAAGAACAAGGTGTAACTCCGGCAGGAACTAAAGGTGCAAAAGGTAGTGTAGAAAGACAAAACCAATTTGGTGTAAATGCAAGACCACCTGAGTATAAAATT